GGTCGCGGAGGCGTTGGGGACCGAGGGTGCGTTCGATGGAGGAGTCGCCTGTACGGTAGGCGTGTTCCCGCTCACAGCCGAGAACGGCGAGCCTCCGATCTGGGACTGCTTCTCCTGTGGTTGACGAGACCGCCGCTGCTGACGGGTGATCTCGTCGTTCGCCTGCGCGAACGCCCGTGCATCTGTCGTAGGTGACGTCTCTCCCATCGGATCTATCCTACGCGCTGGAGGGCGGTGAGGACAACGTCATCGGGCGGAGCCGAGACGATCGCCATCTTCTTGACGGTGACGCACCAGCTGAACAGCTCCGGGATCCACTCGATCACGATGCGGTCCTGGTGGTCCTGGAGCTTGAAGGTCTCCATGAGCGCGTTCCACATCCGGCTCCTGAAGTCCGACGGCCAGCCCTTGTCGTCGTTCTTGTAGAAGTGGAGGATCAGATCCTCACCCTTCACGACGAACTCGGCGATGAAGTTCGGGAGCTCGACGTGCTTCATGTCCACAGGCCGGATGTTCGGGGCACCCTGGCCGAAGTAGTTCTTCTGGAACATCTCACGAGCTTCACCACCGTGCTCCTTGACGAGATCAGTGGGGTTCCCCCTCTGGTCAAACATCCCCATAGTCCAGCACTCCTTCCGTATCGGAACCTCCCTCGGCCTCGGAGAAGTTGCCGCCCGTCAACTGCTGCACCGACGGTGTGGTCAACTCGGCGTGTCGCATCTTGAAGGAGCCGAATGCCTGCACCACATCCCGCACCGCATCGGAGCTCGCGTCGATCCCTTCCTGTGCCAGCTTCATCGCCCTGGCGTAGTTGAGCATCATCTCCGAGTGGTACTTGGACGGGGTCTGCATCCCGATCTGTTGGATGCACATGTACGCGATGTTGCGGACGTCCGTGAACGCCTTGTTCGCCTCGATGCCTTTCAGGGGTCCCGTGTTCGTCTTCCACAAGAGGGCCTGGACTCCACCAGGCCCCCGCACATCTACCGCAAGCTGAAGCCATTCCTTGTTCGACGCATCACGATCACCTACGAACTTGCCCCACTCCGAGCCGCCCATCCCCTCACGATTCCAGAAGAAGTGCTGGAAGAGGTCGTAGGCCCTCACCGTGAGGTTGGCTTCGGGGAACAGTCGATTGATCTTCCTAACAGCCTGCTCCGGCTTGATCGGTGACAGGATGTAGGTCTCCACCAGATCTCGCAGCTTGGCCGTGTTCAGGACGGCCAACGCCTTGCGCATGTCCTCACCCTGATGCCAGGCATCATAGATCCGCTCGTACCTCAAGAAGGTCTGGCTTGGGCGATCCCGAAGGTTCTTCGGCGTGAACGGCGTCGGGTAGTTCATCGCCTTGTCGATCTGCTCGAGCTCGGGGGTGTTGAGCCCTGCCAGCCCGATGACGGAGAGAAGCTGGGCCACCCCGTCGTATGTGTGCGATCTACGAGAGAGGTAGAACTTGGCCCAGAAGATGGCTGGGTGGGAGATCACGCATCATCCCCCGGCCATACCGAGGAGCTTCTCGGTCAAGGCGTCACGCCTGGCCGCACTGGTCTTGCTGATGGACTCCCGATGCAGCAGCTCCTTCAGACCGATGATCACCTCATCCAGGCGCTCCATCGCGCTCTTGATGCTGTCCTCCGGCACGTCCTTCATGCCCGTCCTCGCCGCCACGAGCAGCTCGGCGAGCTTGCTCACCGTCTCGTCCAGGTCGGGGAGGTAGTTGACGAAGGTGCGGAGGTTCTCTGGGTTGAGGAAGCCCAGGGAGAGGATGTGATCCACGGTGGTCATGTCGTCGAGCCCGGCCGCCTCCTTGAGGAGCAGGTGCTTCTTCGGCACCTCGCGCATCAGCTGCGCTGCTTCCTGCCGAGCGGAGGCCAGCTTCTCCTGGTGGATGTGGATCTCGCGGCAGCCCTTCACCTCGGAGTAGCCGGCCTTGGCCGCCTTCACGAGCGCCCTGGCGGCCGTCCCCGGATCCATGCCGAAGGTGCAGGCCATGAACATGGCGTTCTCGCCGCTCAGTCCCTCGCGCCACTGGTAGGCCACCTTGTTGAGACCGGGGCCGCTCTTGAAGGACCAGGTGGACCTGTCCGAGACGATCTTGACCACGTTGTGGATGTCCTTCAGGTAGGCCACCTTGGCGAACTGGCCTGGATCCTCCATGAGCGGGACCGCATCGCCGAGCGGAGCCCACCGCACGTCGGCAGGCAGCGTGAACTCCTCGGGTCCGGTCTTGATGATCTCCCGGCTTCCGGGCGCGAACATGATTCGCGCGGCCCCACCCATCATGGTCCGGACCAGGTAGCCCTCGCCACCCGACTCCGCGAACTTCGACTTGACCTCCACCGGCAGGAAGGCGAGGACGCTGCCGCTCGCCGTGACCCGGTAGAAGAAGCCGTAGCCCTCGGGCTTGCCCCGGATGATGTTCGAGCTCTTGCCGACCAGGCTGCCTGCGATCTGCGGCTGAACGGCGGAGTTGCTCCCGTTCGTGAAGAGCTGCATGGGGAGCGCGGTCCCATCGAAGTCCAGCACAGTCGGGAAGACCCAGCCCATGAGCTCCTTGCCGTCCGAGGTCTTGACGCGGTACTCGCCGAAGCGGGTCACCACCTCGGCCACCTCGTCCTCCAGCGTGTCCCGGACGACGGGGTCGGTGCTGACGGTGACGGCGCCGTCCTTGTCCGCCTTCCGCACGAGGTCCTCGCCGGCGAGGTCCACCATGGTGGGACGATCCGCCTCGACGACCTCCGGGCTGAAGTCCTGGCTGTTCGCCATCTTCAGGTGGTAGACCTCGCCGTCCCGGCTGACCTGGATGATGTCGGGCCTGGAGATCTTGGATGCCACCTTGGCGACGTCCTCTGCGGTCGTGGCCTCGAGGGTGCCGATGAACCGAAGGGCCTCCCTGGTGTAGGGGTTGTGGACCAGCGCCCTCGTGAGGTCCTCGTCGCTCTCCAGCGCGGAGGCCACCTTGTCGAGGTCGCCCTGAAGCACCGAGGGGGCGATGGCCTGAAGGAGCAGCTCCGACTTGGCCGAGCCGATCTTCATCTGCGGAGCATCCACGACCTGACCAGCCTGGATGCCGCGCTGACGGGCGGTCGGTGGGTAGAGGCTCTCCACCAGCGACTGATCGCCGGGGGACTTCTTCACCGCGTCGAAGAGCTGCGGGCGATGCAGGGCCTCACGCATCCTCCGCTCGTTGAGCGGAAACGCCTTGCCGTCCGACTGCATCATCACGTCGAGGGGGGACAGCTTGGTGTCCTTGATGATGATCGGGATGCGGACGGTCTTGACGCCCTGCATGGCACGCAGCGCCTCACCGCCCGGACCGAGGGCGGCGGTGGCAGAGGTGTTGCTCACCTGGAAGAAGCCGATGCCGATCCCCCGATCGCCGTTCACCTCGGTCATGATCGGGCTGACGTCGTAGATGCCCATGTAGGGATGCTGCTTCAGCAGCTCGTCGAGCACCTCCCTCGGCCAGGTGTCGGCGTTCTCGGAGAGCTTGGCCTCGAAGGCAGTCTTCTCGATGGTCGGCGTCTTCACCTCGAAGAACAGCGGAACGTCGCTCATTTGATCCTCCAGGTCTGGAGTGCCACGGTGTCCTCCACCTCGGCCCCTGACTTGATCTCTTCTACCACGGCCTGAGCAATCGCCCTAGCCAGTGGAATCATGTACCTCTCATCCACCTCGAGCGGACCTCGGTGTTCCGTCAGCTCCACATCGACGGTCCCGTCGCTCTTCGGGACCTGGCGGACGGACACGCTCTTCACTACATCAGGATACAGCGAACGGGCGGTCACCCGGAAGATGCTGATGATGCGCTGCTCCAATCTGGTAGCACTCAGCGACACGATCACTCACCAAACACCTTTCGAGCAGAGACCTGATTGGGAAACACCGGAGTCACCGGGATGGAAGTCTCGCTGCCGATCACGGTGTGCTTGTGGCCAGCGAAGAACGCGAGCGCCGCCGGGGTCCCAAGGAGAACCTTGTACGGAGCACCCGAGCTGCCCAGCTTGATCGACGGAGACGCGATCGTCTTGGTTCCGTCGACCCTCTCCTCGCTGCTGGCTGCCTCGAACCTGTGGCTGCCGGTGACGGTCTCCTCGGAGTTGCCAGCCACGCTTATCGTCCGATTCGACCCGTAAACGTAGTCGGCGTCTCCGTTGACGGTCTGGGACAGCTCGCCCTCGATGGTGATCGTGACATCCTTCTTCACGGTGATGTCGACGTTGCCCTCCTCATCGATGTCCATCGTGTAGACCGCCTCACCGCGAACCTCCCCGGTCCTGGTGTCGATGAGGTTGGGGGCCACGATCATTCTGAACCGCCCTGTGTCATCGACGTGACCAGCGCGGACGAGGATGGTGGCGTACTGATCCTGGGCGAAGTTCTTCGCCATGAGGGTGAAGGTCGCCTCGTCCTGACGTGACTCGCTGGACTGACTCGAGTCGGCGCGCTCGACGTGCCACATCATGTCTCCAGCGATGGTCAGCGCCTCCCAATTCTCGGCGATGTCCCGGACCGTGTTGAGGAGCGGGATGTAGTAACGCTTGGCGATCCAGGTAGCTCCGATCTCGACGACGCCGCCACGATGGAGCCAGATCTGGTTCCCGTCTCGGCAGCGCATCATGATGTCGCCCTGCTGGAGCTTCGGGCGGCCAGCACGGAACGTCACCTCGGACGGGGCGTCGCCCTCCTCGCTCGAGGTCTCCGTCGTGGGACGTGTCGTGGTCTGTCCCTCGTCGGACGCAGGCTGTCCCTCGCGCTCGAAGGCTGTGATGAAGCAGAGGATGAACGGTGATCCGTCGCTGGGGCTGCACGTCTTGACCTTGGCGCCAACCTCGGGCATCGCGTAGATGCCCTCGCCTGCCGTGAAGTGCAGGTAGGGCGCTCCGACCTGCATGTCGAGGAGCTGCCGTTGCGAGTGCATGGTTCTGACGTCGACGGTCCAGTGGGCCATGTCGACGTTGATGATCCGGCCATCTTCGATCAGTACGGGGTTCACGCCCCGCTGGACCATCGAGTTGCGATGTGATCGCGCCACGCGCTACCTCACGTAGACGTTCTGGCTCTGCTGGCCACCGCCGCCTCTGCCGGCCATGTACCCGGCCCCAGTCAGACCGCCGGCGACTCCGAGACCTCCGACGATGGCGGCCTTGCCCTGCGGTGTCTTCCACACCTCCTTGAGGCCACCGCCGAACTGCCGAAGCCTGCCCCCTCCAGTAGCTTCCTGGAGCAGCGAGCCCCGACCGTATGCCTTCTGAATCCCCTTGATGGCGTGGGTCGGTTGGGTGAGCAGCTGCTTTCCGCCCCGCCAGAGCTGGCCGAAGAACCCAGGCCCAGCCGCGAACTTCGTGAGGATGCCCGCCTTCTCGATCTGACCCAGCTCGTCAAAGAAGGCACCGTACCTGACCTCGTCGATCTCGCTCATCATGATCTTACCTCAGTAGGCCCAGGGCTTGTCCTTGGTACCCTTTCCGAACTCGGCCCCATGCATGAGGGGCGGGATCGGGTGCATGCCGTGGAGGTTGCTTTGCCATCCCTGCTGTGCCGCCTCCACAAGCGTACTCTTCAAGTGCTCGTGGTTCAATCGAGCCATCCAGTCCTCTTGGATGTCGAGGGGGATCGTCTTCACACCGCGCAGAACTGGGGTGTGAACCACGGGCTTGGTCTTCGGGTTCTGCTTGTTCCACTCGTAGACCTGACTCGTGCTCGTGAAGTCTCCGGGCAGGAGGTCTGGGTTGCCGCCGGGGTTCTCGACCTTGGTCACGTTCGAGAGCGCCCGCACCATGAGCTCGGAGTGCCTCCGCTTGATGCCGTACTGCCCGTAGATGGAATGGAGTTCCCCCGCCAGGTGACCCTGCACCTTGCTCATGTTGGTGAGCGGGAGCAGCTCGTGTGGGTTGACGGGGCCGTTGGTAATCGGATCGCCCTTCTTGACCTGGTACCCCACGCGAACCTTGTCGAGCATCGCTCGGTCGGCGGGGACGTAGTGCTCCTTGTCCCCGATGGAGACTCGAACACCGCCGGCGGGATCCTTCTCGATCTTGTTCACCCGACCGACAGTGGTCGAGAGGATCGCTGATCCCTTGAGCTTCTGCGGGAGGTTCAGGATGTTGCCGGCTCGGTCGAGGCCACCCGCTGCAATGGACTTCGTGGCTGCTTCCCTGCCCTCGTAGACGCCGCCTGAGTGGAACGCCTTCATGGCAAGCTGCGTGCCGCGCTCGCCGATGGACTGGGTGGCCAGGATGCCCACGTTGGTTCCCAGATCGTTGAGCTTCCCGTTCTCGTTGAGCCCCATGCACTTCGCACAGACACCCTTACCGTGGACACAGCGCATCGGAGATCGGACCACGACCTTGTCGATCTTGGCGTTCTTGATACGGCTCAGGATCTCCGGCGTGACGAGGGTGTTCGCCGGGATGATTCCCTTCTGGAGCTTCAGGTCCGCGACGGTGTACCTGCCGATCACATCAGGCTCGTCCACGTGCAGGTTCACGCCTCGGCTGGTGCCGCAGTCGTTGGCGGCCACGAGCATGTCGAGGGTGCTGTTGGCCATCTGCTTCGTCAGGTAGCCCGGCTCACTGACCGACTGGACCTTCTGGATCGCACCCTTCCTGCCGCCGCTGGTCGCCGCCCAGTAGTCCCCTGACGAGAGGCCCTCTGCGTAGGACTTCTTCACGGGGCTGGTGACCACCTCGCCCTTGCCGTCTACGAAGAGAACTGGGGCTGCCGTGAGCTGCCGCAGACCCCTTCCCTTGATCCCAGCTGCCACCTCGAGCTTGACGAGGTTGGTCTGGAACTTGGGGTCGGCGATGCGCTGCTTCAGCTTCTCATCGATCTCGTTGGTCGCGCCCTCGTAGATGTCGATGAACTTGTTGAGCTGATCCTTCTTGGACAGGTCCAGCTTGGCCGCCTTTGCCTCCGCGCTTCGCAGGATTGGATCACGGATGTCCTTGTGGACCTTGAAGTCTCCGAGGCCGAAGCTGAAGCTGCCCATCGTGGCTGCCTCGTTCCCGAGGTCCTTCAGCTTGTTGATCGAAGACGGATACGCGGCGCGGTCGACCTTGACCATGCCGTTGAAGAGCTTCTCCTGTTCCTTCTTCGTGAACCTGTAGTTCAGATCGGTGAGGAGTTTCCCTCCCTGGAGATCCTTTGGGAGGTGGCTGTTGATCTGCAATCTCCCGAGCGTGGTCTTGACGTTCCCCACCATGACCACGTCGTTCTGAGTCGCCTTCCCGGCTCTCACCGCGCTCTCGAGCTCGGCCTGACTCTTGAACCGCTGACCAGTCCACTTCCCAGCGTCGGCCATCATGAACAGGCCGACCTGCGCTTCGTGGCCGGGGGTGTACATGACGGATCCAGTGGCCGGGGAGAAGAGGTTCCGCGAGGGGAACATCTGCTCCGCCTCCTTCACGGCCTCCGCCGTGATCGGAACGTAGGCGCTCATGGTGTCGCCATCGAAGTCGGCGTTGAAGCCGGAGCACACGAGGGGGTGGATCTTGATGGCCTTCCCCTCGACGAGCCGTGGCTTGAACGCCTGGATGCCGTACTTGTGGAGGACCGGGTCGCGCTTCAGCAGCACAGGGCGCTCCTGAACCACACGATCCAGCGCCTTGTTCGCGAGCGGGTCGTCCTCGTCGATCATCTTCTTGGCGGCAAGCGGGGTGACTCCGGCTGTGCGGCGCAGCTCCCGGACCAGGAAGGGCTTGTACATCTCCTTCGCAGCCTTCCTCGGGATCTCCGCCTCGTCCAGCGAGAGGGACGGCTCCGGGACGATGGTGGACCTCATGGTGAGGTCCTGCTTGCGCTTGATCAGAACGTCCTGTGCGAAGCTGGTCTTCGGTCCCTCACGTCCTGAGAGGACGTCGAGGATGCCAGGGTGCTTCCTGTTGAGGGTGCCACCGAGCCCAGTGAGGGACTTCAGGTGATCGTAGATGTCCTCCTGGAGCGGGGCCTTGAGCGACTGCGGCGCGTTGGCCGGAAACTCGCCGTGCTTCTTGTTGACGATCGCGAGCTGCTTGTAGATCTCGTTCAGGTCATCGGTCTGGAGGCTCCCGTCATCGAGCACGGCGATGGGCCGCATGTTCGGAGGCAGGATCGGAACGTGCTTCATCATGTAGGCGTCAGTCGGCTTCATGCCCAGCTTGTCCAACGCACGGAGGTACTTGATCTTGCGCCTCGACTCGTTCTGAAGCTGGCCCTTGAGCCCTTGGATCCGTGCCTCCTCCACCGCGAGGTCCTTCTTGATGTCCACCTTCGCCAGCAAGTGATCGATCGCTGCGGGTCCGTAGGTCGCCCCCTTCACACCCGTCTGCTCGACGATGGCGCCGTCCTTCGTCACACCCGCCGTGCCACCTATGATCTTGTCGAACTGCGGACCACGGATCCCAGCCACGCTCATGATGGCTTTCTCGAACAGGGGGTTCGGCATGGGTGAGGTGAGCTTGATGTGGGACCAGTTGGTCCCGTCATGCCCGCCTGTGATCTTCGGATCGAAGAGGCCGTTCTTCTCCGGCTGGAGCGTCCTCATCTTCACGACGCGGCCCGCGTCCTTGAGCTCGCCGTTGGACATCGAGAGGACGTCCTTGTCCGTGAGCGGCACGAGGTTCAGGCTGTTGCCGTCCTTCTCGGTGTTCACTCCGAGCGCCTTCAGGTAGGAGTTGAACTTGTTGTAGGCGAAGGTGGTCCTGGGCGGGGGCAGCATCTCACCAGCCTGGAGCGCACTCCAGAGCTCGTCGTTGTCACCACCCTGCGACTTGTCGCTCTTGTAGGTCTGCATCTCCCGGATGTTGGCCTTGGCACCGTGGGCCAGCATGGAGTAGATGCCGAGCGAGCCGAGGGCCTGAGCTCCGTGTGGACCGCCACCCTTCGGCACCAGGTTGCGGTCGTAAGAATCCCGTGATCGGGCAGCCATCTTCTTCCCGACCTGGTGTTCCATCTTCAGGATGTACTGCGGGCCAACCTGGATGTTCGGGATCTCCCTGCCCGTCTTCGGATCGATGATCGATTCCTTGTCGGTCAGCCCGTGCTTCTTGAGCTCGTTCTCGACGAACTCGAGGTTGTTCTCCACCTCGAAGTTGGTGACCTTGAAGGGCTGACCAGTCTTCTGCGCGATCTTGGCGGCAGCCGTCTCGAGGACCTGTCCAATGTTCATACGGCCGGGGGTCCCGATGGGGTTCATGATCACCTCGATCGGTTTCCCGTCCTTCGTCTTCGGCATCTCGTGGTCTGGTAGGATCATCGTCACGATTCCTTTGTTTCCGTGACGACCCACCAGCTTGTCCCCCACGTCCATCGGCTCCGCCGTCTTGACGTGGACGTCGACCCTGGTCCCCCTCTTGTTGACCTCGATGACCTCCCCCTCCACGTCCTCGTCCCATGTGATTGCCTTGTCCTTGAACGGCCTCACCAAGCTCTTGTGCAAGAGCTTCAGCTTCTGCTCCTCGGTGGTGAGCTGCTGCTCCGCCAGAGCTGCGATCAGCGTGTCTCCTGGCTTCACCCTCATCCCAGGCTTGACCACTCCGTCAGGATCCAGCTTGGCGGCCTGCTCCTTGTTGAGACGGTCCTGGTAGTACGCCTGGTACTTCTTCGTCCCCAGAAGCTGCGCCTCCTTCGTGGACAGGCCCTTCTTGTGGAGGTGCTCGCTCGTGAGCTTCTGCGCAGCAGTCTCACTGATCACCACGCCGTCCTCGAAGTTGTACCCCCGCCACGGCATGTAGGCGACCTGGAGGTTCTTGCCTGGGGCGTAGACGCCGTTCTTGGTGAAGTTGGTGTCGGCTACGACCTGACCCTTCGTGACCTTGTCGCCGGCCTTCACGAGTGAGTTGCTGTGGATCATCCCCTTCTTGTCGTTGGTCGGGTAGTGATCGTAGGTGTGGACGATGTGGGTCTTCTTGTCGGAGCCCTTGATGTGGATGGCGTCCTTCTCGACACGCAGGACGGTCCCGTCCGCCGGCGCCGCATGGGAGGCGTAGGAACCAACGAGCTCGTCGAAGCTCTTCTTGCCGAGGACAGACTGCACCAGCGGGGCCTCTGGGTTCACGAGCGGGATGGCCTGCTCCATGTGCCTGCCGGCCATGGTTGCTCGGTTCGGCGAATCGCTGGAGATGAAGGGGACCATGTTCGTGGCGATCGAGAACATCTGGCTCGAGCGCGGCACGACGTACTCGACATCCTTCATGGGAACGCGCATCAGCTCGTTTCCAGGACCGCTCACCAGGACCGTGGATCCTTCCTTCGGAGAGAACTTCCCGTTCACCCGTTTCACCGAATCGGGAAGCGCCACCATGGCGTCGTTGATCTTCCCAGGATCCAGGTAGGTCACCTTCCCGGTCCTGGCGTGGATGAGCGGGATCTCTACGCGAGTCCCCACCTTCCTGGTCCCCAGGGCGAGCTGGAGGTTCACGCCGGTCTTCACGCTCTCCGGTGTGTGCAGTGGATCGAGAACGCCGAAGTGGCTTGGGTCCACCAGCTTCGCATCCTCTGTGATCCTGTTCGCGTCCTTGACGCCACCCTCCCCAGCGATCGTTGTACGAAGCTGACCCGAGATCATCTTGAGGGGGTTGGTCTGCTCTGGAGTCGAAGCCAGGGACACCTTGGAGAAGAACTCCTTGACGGGTCGCTGGAAGACATCCATGCCCACGATGTCACGGATCTTGTCCCGCCTGTCGATGTTGTTCCCGATGCGACGCTGGATGACCGGGCTGCTCTGCTTGATCCGCTCCCCAATGAAGTCCTCGGTGCTGAGGAACTCCTTGAACATGAGTGAGTCCCGGACGTCAGGCTTCTCGGTCCCACGAGCCACGCCGAGAAGGCGCTGAGACGAGCGCAGCATCGCCTCTGGTGTGATCTTGTCGATGGCCTTGCCCAGCGTGCGGCTCGTTACGTCAGGGTGCAGACGCGACTCGGCGAACTTCTGCTTGATGACCTCCGACGCCTTCTCGAGGGTTGTGATCTCCTCCTCTGGCACCAGGCGCTTCGCGAAGGCGATGGCGTGCTTGTCGACCTTCAGCACCTTCCCCCGGCTGTCGGTCATGTTGGCGTTGAGGATGTCCTTGCCCCACGCCTTCTCGAGGTCACCGTCGCTGTGACCAAGAGCCCGCATGATCGGGTACAGCGGGGGCTGCGCTCCTCCGTGCTTCATCACGAAGGACCGCTCCTTCGGGTCGAAGCCGAGATGCAGCGGCTGCCCCTGAATGTTGAAGAAGGAATCCAGCTCACCGTTCTGCTGGACCTTCGTGTAGACGCCCGGCTTGAGCCGCCACTGGTTGTCGACCTGGTACTCCGACCCCTCCACGATGTAGGAGTAGCGGTTGGTCACCTTGGGCAGCGTGGCGATCTTGATCTTGCTTCGGTCAAGGACCTTGCCTGTCTTCTTGTCTTCGAGCACCAGCGTCGCGTGAACGGGAACGCCCCAGGTGCGCCCGTTCATCTTGGCGGCCTTCTGCTCTCCGACGTTGCTGACGCTCAGCTTGTCGGGGATGTCCAGGCTCTCGAGCTTGAGGACGTTCTTGGCTCCTTCCTGTGGGAACGAGCTGGAGATCGCGTCCTTCACATGACTCTTGAGGATCTCGAACCCCTCGGCCGGGTCAAGTCTCGCCACTTGCTGCCTCCGCAACCCCCGATCATCGAGGATCACAGTCCTCTAGGGGGTCAACATGAGCTTCATTCACTCTACCAATCGCGTGCAAGGACGACAAGATCCCAGATATAAGATCATTGAGTAGGGAAAACTCTTACCCTAGCTCAGGAGGTGCATGGTGGATCCGGAAGACGTGGTGGAGGACAGCGAGCTCGCGGACTTCGAGTCGGAGGTCGAGGACGATCTCCTCGGCGACTACGAGGCCGACTGATGGGTACCGTGTCGTCTGACGGAAAGGAGGTTGGATGAGACTTTTCCTCCTGGCGTTCCTGTCTGCGTACGTCGCAGTGGTCACAGGAAGCACGGAGGAGTGGCTGATCGATTCCGACGACGACGAGTAGCGTCCGGAGTCGATGGCTGTGGAAAGTGAAGGGAGGCGTCTCAACATCTGAGACGCCTCCCCTTTTTAGATCATCGCTGATTCGGTTCCCCTACGAGGGGGTAGCTGGGTTGGGAGCGGCTTGCCTGCCGAGTTCGGCGAGGCATCGACGCCACCACCCTCCTTGAACTGCGCCCGAAGCTGGTTCGCCAGCTCCGGGTTGCTCTGCTCGATCCTCATTAGCACGGTACGCTGGGCCTCCGGACTCAGAGCCCGGAGGCGCTGAACGATCTGCTGCATGGGATCCTGCTGAGGCTGTCCCATCGGACCCTGCTGAGCACCAGCCGGAGGTGGCGTTGCCTGAGACCCCACCTCTTCGCTGGGTTCTCCAGGGGCAGTGCCCTGAGATCCGGCAGCCGCCTGTTGCTGTTCCTGCGACATGATCGTCTGAGCCTTCGCCTGATACTTGGCTTGGACGATACCAGCCTCGCCGGCGATCTCAGCTTCCGCGATCTGCTGTGCCTTCACCGATTCGAGTCGGGCCTTCGTCTCCTTCCGCAGGAGATCGTTCTCCTCATCCGGGTTCAGGTCGGCATCGTTGATCAGCGTCGTGTCGCTGACCTTGCCGGCCTGGTTGAGCTGGAAGAGGAACGCCTTCCTCTGGAGATCATCAGCCATCTTGAATGGCTTGAACCTGACTCCTACGGTGGGCCACCCCATGTGGGCGGCCATACCCTTGATCAAGAAGTCCTTGATGAAGAGGAGGAGTCCGGACAGATACCTCATGAACTGGTTCTCGAGCATCCTCAACGACACGTTCGAGCCGGACCACTGGAGGCCGCCGTAGATGAACTCGTTGGGGACCCCCATGCCAGCTACGATCTGGTCGCTCCAGAGCTTGATCTCCTGCGACATGAGCAGAGCTCGTCCGTCGCCGCCGATGACCTGATTCCCGATCGGGAGAGGCAGGATGGGGATGTAGTTCCTGTCCAGCCTCCACCTCTGAATCTCCTGCGCGATGTGATCCTTCCAGTCGATCAGGTTGACGCTCGTGTACGGATCTGCGGTCCCGCTCGCCTGCTGCGGGAAGATGACGGTCAGGGGCACGATCCTCTCGAGGAGGATGGCCTCCTGTGCCTTCTTCATGATCTGGAGGTAGAAGACGTCCTTCAGGACGGGGAGCACCAGCGGGGTACCCCAGCCGGTGTCCCTTGGACCCGAGAGGACGGATGGCCTCTTGATGTGGAAGAGGTTGTCCTTGTTGAGCGTGATCGACTTGCGCTTCTTCGCAGCGTCGATGAAGACCTGCGGCAGCTGCTCGATGACCTCCCGCCGTCCCACCGCCATGTCGTTGAGCGTCTGGATGGGGAGGCTGTAGAAGTACATCGTTTCTTGCGTGATCGGGTTGAAGACGATGTCGATGTCTTCGGGGTTCCACAGGATGATGCGGGTGCCTCCCGAGGTCTGGAGGTACTGATCCTCCACAAGAGCGTGACCTGTCTGGTTGCACTTGTCGCAGGTCATGTGGAACTCGTAGGTGCGGAACCTGTACATGGCCTTCTTCGCCATGACCGAGTGGCCGCAGTACTTGCACTTCAGCCACTTCACGAACGGGTGCATGAGCGACGCGAGCGCGTTGCCGTAGCACATGTAGTACAGGCCGATGTCGATCAACCTCGGACGGAGCTGGATGTCCGCCTCGAAGAACCTCTCCCACAAGTTGCGGAGACCCTTGTTGTCCGTGTCGATCACGAGGTCCGTGATCGGATACTCCGCCATCTTGTTCACGACGGCAGCGATGAGCGGCTGGGTGAGGTAGTAGTACCTGCACCACTTGAACATCTGCTTGACCGTCGGCGGGAGGTAGGTGTGCGCCAGATCGAAGAACGGGGACGGGTAGGCCACGCCCTGCGTGACCGCCTGCCCTCTCACGCGACCGTAGGTGTGCGTGGGTTGGAAGTGACTGGTGCCGCCGTAGCCGAAATCGAACATGGATCACCTCAACGCGGAGCCACTTGCCCAACCGGCTGTTCGACAGGCTGCGCAACGGGGCGGTTCACCAGCGCGTCTCGCGCTCGTGTTGCCCCTCGAGCAACCAGCGTCCCAGCACGTCCAACGGCTGATCCCAGTCCCATCGCGGCGGTTATGGGCAACGCCCCTCCCGCTCCCAATGCGACGTTTCCAGCGAGTGATCCCGCAAGCTGTCCCGTGTCACCCGTCTGTCCGTACTCGGCGAGGGACTGCGCCGACATGAGCGCGGGGACGCCTACACCCATCGCGATACCGGGAGCTTTCAGGTTGGTCTTCGCGGCCTGCCATGGCGTCATGACCTTGCCCGCCACGGGTAGTCCCCGACCCACGTAGCCCTTGGCGAGGCCAGGCAGCGAGGTCATCCCAGCCTCGGCTACCTGTCTCCTCGCCAGCTCCGCTGCCGCATGCCGCTTGGCCCAGAACTTCTGGACCCCCTTCGGCATGATCCCGCTGATCACACCCTCGGCGACTTCCTTCTCGGACTCCTTCAGGGCCGACTTCATGTCCTTGCCCTTGCCGAACTTGAAGCCCATGTCCTCAAGGGCCTTGATACGATCGGATCCGGTGAGCTGCTTCCCCTCAGCCCCACGACCGAAGAGACCCCGACCAGGCATGTAGCCGGTCGCTCCGTGGAGCTGACGCTGCCCGAACTGGAGTGCCTCCGTGCGCCCTGCCTTGGTCGCGAACTGCCCGGCGCCAAGTCCGCCTATGCCGCCGAGGATCGCACCACGGACGGTGCCGAGGTTCTTCTGTTCCTCCGGGGCTGTGTAGCGACCAGCCAGACCACCGCCAAGGGCGCCGATACCAGCTCCCACAAGTCGTCCGGTCCACGCAGTGGCTGCCTGCTTCTCGAGCATGTAGAACTCGCGGAGCATCGCGTCGGACAGGATCATGTCATAGGTGTGATCGGACATCCCTCAGTATCCTCGTCTGCTCCTCGAGCTGCCGGCGACGCTCCTTGACGTACTCGTCAGCGACCAGGAGCTTGGCCGTCTGAACGTCCTCGGGTGTATCGTCCCCGAGCTCGTCTCGCTTCGGACCGGCGGCCACGCACTCATCGTACCTCTTCTTGATGGATCTGTAGTCCCTTTCCATCTCCCTGACGAGATACTCGTCCGACACCCCGCAGTTGTCGCAGATGTCGTTGTCGTCGTCGCTGTCGATCTTACCACACTTGGAACAGCGATACCTCGGTCGAGATGCCCAATGCTGGGCTTCATCCACTGGAGGGGGCAGGTACACCACCCCCTCATCGAGGAAGCAAGCAGCGATGAACTTCATGACCTCCTCGGAGAACTTGACCTCGTCCTCCGACTTGATCTTGTCCATGATGCTTACCGCATTCAGGATCTGCGCAACCGTCGGACGCTGGAGGGTTCGGAAGTTGGGGACGTTGTTGTTGAACGCCTGGGCCACAACTACGAACACCTCCCAGCTGGTCCACGGGGTGTCCACCAGATGGCAAAGCCTCACGGCCTGGATCTTGTTCCTGTTGTGAACGCTGACTGCCTGGCCGAAGTCGTCGTCGATCTCCGACCAGATCGTCTCTGGCTCCCAGTCCAGCCACAGCGGGCCGTACTTCTGGAGCAGCAGGGCATCGAGAAGTAGAGGGTGAGCGTCGTGATGACCGAAGACGTTCTTCGGTCCGATCGGGACGAAGCTCGGCTTCTCAGCAGGAGGAGCAGCTTCCTCCGGAGCCGGCACCGCTTCCACGGAGGCAGGGGACTGGTCGTCCTCCTCTTGTGGCGGCGGCGGCTCCGGAGGTGCCGCTACCTTCTGCAACCTCTCGATGAACCTGTCCTCATGACCGTTCACCGAGCTTCACCGCTACGACAGCACCGCGCTGATCGGCTGGGCGAGGACGTTGTCCGACCTCAGCGTGATCTGCGCCATGTCGCCGGCCGCCGCGCCAGTGACCGTCGGGTGCGTCATCCTGGCTGACGTGGCGGTGATCGCTGCTGTGCCCGCAGCCGGATCGTTGCCGGGGAGGCAGAGCTGTCCGCCCACGTAGACCTTGAAGTCGCCGCTGCCCGTGCCGCCCGCAAGCGGGGTTGCGGTGAAGGCGGTCTGCGCCGTGCCGGCACCGCCGACGCAGCGCAGGTAGCCATCCGTGGCCGCCGCGTTGGCGTTGACAGCCGTCGCGATCTCGGTCCCCGTGTGAGTTCCGAGGTCGGCGGTGATGGTGATCGCGTTGCCCACCTTGCCCACGGTCACGGCGGGGAGTCCGAGGCTGTGCACGAGCGCGATGGTCAGGGCGTTGCCGTCCAGGCCGGGCTTGAGCGCCGTGAAGACGAGCTGATCCACGCCGGTGAACTTGGTCAGCGACGCGAAGGTCTGGCCCTGGAGGAAGTTGCGACCCATCAGGATCACGTCTCCCGCCGCCGCCGTCACGGCGCCGTCCACCCAGTCCAGCTCCGGGAAGTTCAGGGACGAGTCGCGCTCCTCGAGGTTCTCGAGTGCCGAGTCGACATCGGAACGGAGATCCCTGATCTCGCCTGCGAGCCCGCCCGCGTTCAGAAGATGGGGCTTCTTGGGGTTCATGCCGGAAAGTGCCTTGCTCATAACCGTCTCCTCCTATCCCCTTTCCTCTAGGGGGCGGGCTATTATAGCCCTGCTTCGAGTTGTTGTGCGATCCTGGCGATGGTCCTCTTCGTGTCCATGGGGAGGGAGTCGAAGACCACGGTCGGGTTCTTCTTCAGGCCATCGGCCAGCTTCTCGTCGAAGGTGCTGGTCACCGCATCCCGTCCGCGCTGGCTGCCCACCATCTTCATGAGCTGCGTCTCGGTGAGGTACTCCGTCCCGTTGGCCCAGCGCCACTGCTTGTCCTCGGCCAGCTTCTGCTGACCGTAGGTGGAGAACCACGGATCGGGAACCGTGGAGTCCCAGTACCTGTCGATCCCGGTCATGATGTCCAGCTCTGCCAGGGCCTCGGCGAACACGTCCGGAGAGAGCTGCGCGCTCGCCTGCTTCTCCATGATCTGCTCGAGCAGGTGCGGAGCCTCGCCGTTCTGCATCTCCGCCCAGATCTGCTTCCTGGTGAGCGCCGCCGCCTTCAGGAAGACGCTGGTCTCGAAGGTGCGGGACCCGTACTTCCTGATGACGTCGTCCACTGGGATGCCGAGAGCGTCAGCCCTCGACGCGATCTTGACGCACATCTCGTGACGCTGTCGCGGGTGCATGTCGCCGTTGAAGGCGTGGAAGAAGGTCATGGCCTCCTTCACCTGGCCGTAGCTGGCCAGCGGAAGCTCGTCGTCCAGGACGCTCGGGCCGGGGTCGAACTGCCGCCGGCTCGGGGGACCTGGCTCGACGTAGGGGTCACTGATCACGGACGACAGCTTGGCGAGGGACGGCCTGGCCGAGAGCGGCATCACCGGAGAGCCGCTGAGCTCGCCGGTCTTCTCCCTCTTCACCGTGATGTTGGTGCCGTCGGTCTTGATGAGGACCTTCCTGCCGGCGGCCATCTTGGTCAGCGGAGCCGGAGGCGTGATGCCGAAGTGGTTGCAGGCCCGGAGGAGGTTGTGCGCGACCTTCTCCTTCGCCGCCTCCGGCAGCTCGTCGGCGTGCTCGAGGAAGTACATCACGTTGACCGTGACGTGCGCCGGATCGATGCAGGCGTACTTCCGCATCTGGTAGCCGTCACCGATCACGACCATGGCGAAGGCATGGTCCGGCAGCCGCTGAAGGTCTTCCCGATCGAGGATCGAGGCCGTCTTGATGAACTCAGGGATCTCGCGCCCCTGAAGCATCTGTTGAAGGGACTCGAATTCGTCGTCGTAGGGATCGAACACGGCCCCTGGGGTTCCGATCATGTGCCAGCCTCCACGCGCCCTGTCAGTATCGAACTCTGGTCTCCAGTCTACCACCACCAAACGTCAAGGCAAAGATGGGGAGATCCGAGCTATAAGGGTCTTGACCGAGCGCGCAAACTAGGCGTGTACGCCGAAGATCAAGGAGGACAGAGTTGCCGTATTACAAGGGGACGCATGTCCCCGACTGCTTCACGCGGTGGGATTCAGGAGATCCGGAGTGCGACGTATGCACCTGCGAGGCCATGTGTTGCCAGGCCCAGGAAGACAAGATCAAGAGGAGCGGTGGTGGCGGCGGTGGGGGGAACGTGATGGTTCACTCCTCGCCTTCGTCCAGGTCTCAGGGTGAGACCAGGACGTCATCATCGCTGACCGTCCACCTCCCCCCTGACGAGCACGTGCTCCCGAAGGAGGGTGAGAGCGCAATCTCCCGGCTGGGGAAGAACATTGCCGCTGGATGCTTGAAGGAAACAGGAATCCAGTTTGCAGTCTTCTTCAGCCGGTGGAAGTTCCCCTGATCCGTGTTAGCATCTTAGGTCCACGCCATGATCTACACACTGCCAATCAGGGACCCCGACATCGGCTACCGCGACACCTGGCTGTGGTTGCCCAAGAAGAGGATCTCCGTAGAGGTGATCAAGAACAGCCTGACCGTTCCTGTCAAGGTCAAGGACGATGTTGTCTTCATGACCCTCTGGAGGGACGCGCCACACCACCTCGGTGTGCCACGCGAGAAGATCAGGATCGAAGACCTGCCGTACCCGGTTGTGGACCTCACCCCCTCCAGCTACGAGCCGGTGAGGTTCCACAGCAAGGTCACGCTGGACCACGTCCAGCCTGACAAGGACGAGCAGCAACGAGCCTTCGACGCCATGGTTGTCGCCGACAGCGGCATCCTGAACTTGGCCTGCGGCAAGGGCAAGACCGTCATCGCGCTGCATCACATCGCTCACCGAGGCGTGCCGGCCCTGATCATCAACGACAAGACCCACATCCTCCAGCAGTGGATCCAGGAGATCAATCGCTTCCTGGTGGTACCTGGGGAGCTGGGGTGGATCCAGGGACACCCGTCGAAGTGGAACTGGAGATGCCCGATCGCCCTGGCCAGCCTGAAGACGTTGGCCATGTACGCCGATCTGGTACCACCCGAGATGACGTCCTGGTTCGGGACGATTGTGTGGGACGAGATCCACCACCTCTCCGCAGACGAGTTCTCCAAGACCGCCGACATGTTCTACGGCGCGCGGTTCGGGGCCACAGCGACAGTCGAACGTGACGACGGCGGAGAGCTGCTCTACCTCTGGCACGTCGGCAAGGTCGTCCACAAGAACCTGAATCAGGATGTGATCCCCACCGTGACGTTCCTCAAGTCCACCACCACACCGGACTTCGCCGATCCTGCTACGTACCGGGCCTGCACAGACAGGACTGGGGAGATCCACATCCACCGACTGGCCAGCCACGTCGGCATGAGGCCAGAGGAGATCGCGTTCGCACGAGAGATCATTGACGAGGGGCTGAAGCGAGACCGTGACATCCTGGCGATCACGATGTCCAAGGATCACGCCCAGCTCCTCCACGAGCTCTACCCAGACTCGGGCGTCCTTCACCAGGATGTGCCGCCGAAGAAGAGGTTGAGCATCCTCAAGAACAGCCGCCTGACCTTCGCCACCATCACGATGGCGCAGGAGGCGCTCAACAAGCAGAAGCTGGACGCGCTGATCATTCTCACGGAGTTCAGCAGCAAGAACATCCTCCAGCAGTCGATGGGTCGCATCCAACGATTCCTGGCGGGGAAGAAGAAGACGAAGGTCATCGTGATCTGGCACGTCAACGTAACCCCGATGAGGAACATGGGGTACAAGCTGATGAACCACTTCAGGAAGTGGGGCATGAAGGTAGAGGTGCAATGATGTAGGAGCAGAAGCCCGTACTGATCGTCTTCAACGCGGGTGGTGACCACACGTTCCTGGGACGGCTGGACAAGCCGGGCGTCGAGATCCCTCCCGATCTCGACGACAGCTACATCATCGAGGCGTTCGAGGAACGAGTGCTCAACGGGAAGATGACGAACATCTTCGACTGCTTCCCGATCGGGAAGCAGCCGGTCATGGGACCGCAGGGTCCGATGCACGTCCCGGCCCTCGGGACCATCGCCTGGTGCGTCCTCGAGCCCATCCGCAAGATGGTCGTCATGCCGAAGTGGTACTTCTTCCCGGCGGCGCAGGGCGAGGAGTCGCAGAGCGAGTTCCACCGCACGTACTCCGAGTTCATGCAGGAGCTCGAAGCGGCCAAGGCGCAGCACGCCATGGAGAAGGCGAACATCTCCAAGGCGTCCCCTGCTGATCTCAAGCGCATGGAGGAATCTGCCAAGAAGCTCGGGCTCGGCACCGGCCCCGACCTCCTCCAGGCGCTCAAGAGCGGGGGCAAGCTGATCAAATGAGAGCCGAGAAGCCGCTCGCGTTCTCTCTCCAATGGCTCACGTGCCAGCGATGTGGACTCTGCAAGGATCGAAGCTACGTCGTCCTCGGCGTGGGCAATCCGAACGCGGAGGTCATGTTCGTCGGAGAGGGACCTGGGCCTGACGAAGATAAGATCGGGTATCCGTTCATCGGCAGATCTGGGAAGCTGCTGACGGAGTTCCTGGAGGAGCGGCTGGGCTGGAACAGGGAGGACCTGTTCATCGACAACATCGTGGCCTGCTTCCCCCACAGGGAGGAGGAAGGAAACGCGGTGATCCGAAAGCCGTCCAGGCAGGAGATCGCTGCGTGCAGCAGCCGAATCAAGGAGGTCATCTACCGAGTGGATCCACTCCTCATCGTCGCCCTCGGCGCCACGGCCTTGTACGGGCTGACCGGGGTCAACTCGGCGATGAAGGGGGTGCGAGGCGAGATGTTCTTCGCCAAGGTGCCTGGGTTCTACAAGTACGTCAGCTACCCCGTCATCCCGACGTACCACCCTGCGGCGCTGCTGAGGAACCCGAAGGTCAGACCGGGATCGCTGGTCACGGACTTCTGGGAGGACCTGAAGCTGGCACGAAGGATTGTTGATCAGTTACGAAGACTCTACGACGGCAAAGGAGAGTGGTGATGAACGACGCAGAGAAACGTGTACGCAGGCTGGAGAAGAAGTACGAGAAGGCCAACGACGAGCTGCGCAACTTCGAGGAGCAGAACGCCGACGTCCTCGACGAGCTGCGGAAGCTGGCCACCCTGCGGGAGGCTGTGCTTCAGGAGCTGGAGATCGCGGTCAGGGAGACCCGCATCGGCGCCGCCGGCATGACGGTCACGATCGTTCCCAAGCGGGAGTTCGACGGGGCGTACCTGTACGAGGCGTTCAAGCACGACCCCGTGACGAGGGACCGCCTCGTCAGGGTCGAGTACAAGGTCGTCTCCAAGGAGTTCGACTCGCTCCAGAAGCTCGGGCTCATCAACGGAAGGATCGCGGACAGAGCCGTCCTCGACGTGAAGGAGAGCCCTCGCGTGGACCACCGTCCGAAGTCCTTCCAGCTCGGGTGAGACATGCAGAAGGCAGACGCGATTCTGACCTTCGAGCTGTGGGTGTACGACAAGGACGAGGACAGGAGGATCTACGTGCCAACCACAACGAAGATCGTCCCCACGGAGCTGCTGCTCGGGGACGGGAATGCTGAGGCGTGGAGGGAGTTCTCCATGGTGATCAAGGGTGGCGACTTCAACGCCATCACCCTGGGCACCACCGCTGGTGTGCGGATCAGATGCAACCAGGACGACGCGAGCATCGCCAACGCGCTCGTTGTCTGCCAGAAGATCGCCAAGATGGCCATCAGGAAGTACGAGCCCAAGATGAAGGTTCTCCTCACAGAGCTGGTCAAGGAGCGAGAATGAAGACCGCATCCTCGAGCTCCAGGATCAATGCCGTCTCAGCGGTGAAGATCTCCATCGAGGGCACGTGGCCGGACAGCATGATCGCCGTCCACATCGCCCTGTTGCACAAAGAGAAGGACGAATCCCCTGTTCTCATGGGGAGGGAGACTCTGGCCGCCACGTGGCCGGACAACGTCCGAAAGCTGGCAGGGGAGCTGCACAGCGCAATCGAAGATCACCTATTGCAGGTCTACTTCATCAACGAGAGGAAGAGCGCAGATGGAGACGGAAGAGAATACCCGATCGACGTCCCGGCGGGCCTCGGTGGCTCTGGACTGGGAAGTCCAGAAGATGAGCCAGAAGCCCTTTGAGGAAGTCCACGCGATCGTGCAACACCGGGAGAGCCTGAAGCTGGCTCCCGACAACGTGAGCGCCAGGGCGAGGGGCATCCCGGTGGACATGGACGACCCAGGCCCCGATGTCATCGAGCTGAGCAAGATGCGCTTCATGAGCGCCGGCTCGGTGTTCATCCCGCCCTTCGGGCTGCTCGAGATGAACGAGTGGTCCCGCAAGCAGCTGGGGTCCGAGCTGGGCGTGAAGTGGGACAAGTTCTTCGCCTCCACGCCCACCGACCAGATCCAGCGCGCGGTCATGGATCACCTCCGGTCGAGGGAGGAACCCCTCGTCCAGAAGATCATCGCTCGGTCGTTCGATACGAGCGAGGAGCCCCAAGTGGCTGGATCCAACGGCGTGCTCCGGGCCTTCGTCAGCCCGAAGTACAGCGAGATCAGGGACGCCCGCATCTTCGAGAGGATGCAGGAGAGCATCGGCTCCGATCTGGGCGAGATGCACTTCAAGATGGTCTCCTTCAAGCCGAACGCCTCCCACTACTTCCTCACGTACAACGAGCCGTTCGACGCGATCCGCGCCGGCAAGATGCCGATGGCGGAGGGCGACAACTACTACTTCGGCATCAGGTTCAAGAACAGCGAGGTCGGCGGCGGCGCCTTCATGGGCGCCCCCTGGTTCGTGAAGTTCGTCTGCGCCAACGGCATGATCGTCGGGGTGGAAGACGGACCGCTGCTCTACCGGACGCACAGGTCCATCGACAACGAGGATCTGGACGCGATGATCGGGAGCATGTTCCGGCAGCTCCCGGAGCGGAAGAACAGGCTCATCAGCGAGGCCACCCGCCTGCACGAGGTCGTCGTGCCGGAGCCGCTCGAGCACCTGAAGAACTACCTCAAGGGTCAGCCCAAGGCGATCCTGGAGGCTGCGGAGAAGGCGTGGCATCAGGAGGGCGATCCAGACAACGCCTTCGGCATCGCGCAGTCCATCTCCCGAGTCGCCATGGTGATGCGGTCGGACAGGGACCGTCAGCTCGAGCTGGAGAAGCTCGCTGGCAAGTACATCTTCGACGCGATCAGGAGAGCCTGACGCCGACCACAACGGGTGCGGTTGAGCGGGGGGCTCAACCACCACCCCTGGTGGCTTGTGACGGTCCACCTGACTGCAATAGCATGGGAAGTTCCGGGAGGTGAAGAGTTCCATGGAAGAACGCAAGGAGACTGCGCAGGGTAGTCTGGGCGTGGGAGCACGCCTGAACAACCACGACGAGAAGCTCAAGGAGCTCAAGAAGAAGGTCACGCGCCTTGAGCAGCAGGTCGACGCCGCATCCGAAGTCGGAGACCTGGAGATATCCAACAAGTCGATCAGAATCTGCATGGACGATGGTCAATGCTACGAGGGCATGGTCGTCGGGATCAGCAAGTTCCGCGTGAAGCTGCGGATGGAGGGCGGCAAGGATCGAACCTTCAACAAGGGTCACATCCGATGGCATGAGGAGCTGTAAATGTCCCTCGACGCTGAACTCCGTCTGGTTGCGAAGATCATCGCCACTGGAGATTTGAGGAGTGTCCTCCGGAGCAACATCTCCCAGGTCATGTTCTCGAACACCGAGGCGAAAGAGATCTTCAAGTTCATCAAGGACCACTACCACAACCCAGCTCACTACGGCCGCGTGCCAACCAGGCGAGTAGTCTACGATCATAGGCCGACCAAGCTGCCGGAGAACATCACCGAGACGCTCTCGGAGCTCTGCGAAGAAGTCCGCAAGAAGACGATGTCACGTGAGCTGAGGGAAGCGTGTGAGGAGGCCACAGATCTCATCGACACGCAGTCGCCCTTCGATGCACTCGCTCACCTGAGAGCCAAGATCAATACCATTCAGACCATGGTCACCACCAGTCGGGACCTCATCCTGGCCGATGGTGCAGAGGATTTGATCCAGGAGTACGAGAACCAAGAGACCTCGGGGGCGATGTCCGGCATCCCGTGGCCGTGGGACAGGTTGAACGAGGAGACCGGCGGCATCCAGCAGCAGGACTACATCATCGTCTTCGGCCGGCCCAAGAGCATGAAGTCCTGGTTCGTCACCAAGATCCTGACGCACGCCTACGCCTTCGCGTCCCGGCGTGTGCTGGTGTACAGCTGCGAGATGCCGCCCGCACAGTTCCGGAAGCGTGTCGCGTGCTGCATCGCGGAGGTCGACTACGAGCGGCTGAAGAAGGGACAGCTCACACCCGAGGAGAAGGTGATCTACTTCTCCACCCTCCGCAACCTCAAGGAAGAGGAGGCGAGAGCCCTGATCAACGGACACAGCCCATCGGTCATGTTCACGTCCGACAAGGACGACATGCTCGGCGGGGGTGTCTCGCACATCCTTTCCAAGGCCGAAGCGTTCAAGCCCGACCTGATCATCGTCGACTCGTTCTACCGAATGAAGAACGATCGGTCTGGCAAACGATCAATGAAGTGGCAGGACCAGTACGCCATCATCCAAGACCTGAAGCACCTGACGCAGCAGCTCGACGTTCCGGTCATCGGGGTCACGCAGCGCACCAGGAAGAAGGGCGACGATGAAGATGGCGGAGACGATGAGGAGCACCTGGAGGACATCGCCTACGCGGACGCCGCCGGCCAGGAAGCCGACATGATCATCAGGATCAAGAAGGGTGTCACCTTCGCCAACGGGACGGTGAACCTCGACGCCATGATAGCTGGAGCTCGAGAGATCCGCCCTGGCGGCATGGTGCTCAACGTCTCCCCATGCACGTCCTGGTCCTTCAGCTGTTGGCTCTCCGACGTTGGCAAGAAGATGTCGGAAGTAGAGCAGGCTCGTCATGCTCAGAGCGAAGATCAGACGAAGAGGTCTTTGGACGGGGACAACACCCGACAGGCCGATGTCAAGAAGAAGGCCAAGAAGAAGGGCGGCGGTAGGCGCAAGGCCAAGGTGGACGACGACGAGAAGCACCCGGTGAAGGCACCGGGCAGCTACACCTACGATCAAGATACCGTCGACGCCGACATGGTCAACTTCGGAGACAATCCGAATGACGACTGGTAACCTCGGGCCGATCGCGGACATCGTCAGTCCGTATCTGGATCGGCCCAAGCTCAGCGGATCCTCCAATCTCTCTGCAAGGTGCCCGTTCCCAGACCACAACGATCACAGCCCGTCCTTCGCCATCAACATCAACAACGGGCTGTGGAAATGTCATGGTTGCAATCGCAGTGGGAACTTGGCTACACTGCTTCGTGGACTAGGGGTGTCCCGTAGCCGGGTCGACCAGTTGATCGGCCCGGCAGCACCCCTGATCCAGAAGAGACAGCGACGTGAACAGCAGAAGAAGCGACGCAGGTTCATTGGGAGCGATCCTTTTCTGGCCGAAGTCACCATCCCAGAGTCGGTGTTGGGCGTCTACGACTGGCGCCCGGACGGACTTGTGGAACAAGGCTTCGACCCGAAGCTGCTCCGAGAACTAGAGATCGGGTATGACAGGGAGAAAGATCGAATCACCTTCCCCATCAGGGACGTCTACGGGAACCTGGTAGGGGTATCAGGCCGATCTACTCTCCACGATGTGCAACCCCGGTACCTGGTGTACAGGGGACGGAGGAAAACGGACAAAGGGCTCGTCGGCAGCGACTTCGGTCCAGGCTTCGACGATCTCTTCCCTACCTATGAGATCAAAAGTCACAAGTATCTGTGGAACGCGCACCGCGTCTATCAGCTCCTGGAGACATCCGACGAGCCGGTGATCGTGGTGGAGGGATTCAAGGGCTGCATCTGGCTGTTGCAGCACGGCTACTGGAACACGGTGGCCACGATGGGGTCGTCGATGTCGCAGGAACAGTACGATCTGATCTGTCGCATGTCAGGCAGCGGAGTCGTGCTCTTCTACGACAATGACTTCGCTGGGATCAAGGGAATGAAGAGCATCGGCAAGTGGTTGTCCCGGACCGTGGTGAACGTCAAGGTCTGGGCGTTGCCGGCTTGGGCGCAGCAGCCCGATGATCTGAACGGACTCGGTTTGCGAGATACCTACAACGACAGAAAGAGGTTCGAGAGATGGATGAGGAACGCGACGTCACTCGCATGATGCGAAACACGGTCAAGAACAAGAAGTACACGGGTGGTGGCGGCGGGTCGTTCAGCGACAGGTACGCTCCGCAGGAGGGATCGGCGGGGAAGATCACGCCCATCGTGCTCTTCAAGGCCGAGTACGTGACCCCGATCGCGAACGAGGACGGGAAGGGAAGCCGGAAGTTCGAGTCGCCCTACGGCCTCGTCATGAGGCACTACCACAAGTCCTCCAACAGCTTCGGGCGCTGCTCGGCCGGTCTCATGGACATCAGGGACACCGATGGCAACCTGATCGTGGACATCGGCAAGAAGCCGTGCCTGGGCTGCTACCAGGCCAGCAAGGGCAAGGACAAGGGGATGGCGTGGGCGAAGAAGCTCCACGTCTTCAACGGCGTCCTGATGGCGGAGTTCCACCTGGTGGACTCCGACCGGAAGAACGACAAGACCGGGGACTTCTACAAGGACCCGGTCCAGTGCGAGGGTCGCGGGTGCAAGCACTGCGACAAGGGGATCGAGAAGCGGTTCGGGCGCCGGGTCTACTGGCCCGTCGGCCCGAGCTTCACGGAGCAGCTGGTGGACTTCGCGGACTACACGCTCTCCACCAGCTGCAAGTGCGGCGGCGAGATCAGCGTCCCGGCCTACGAGTGCCCGAAGTGCGGGGAATGCTACCGCGACCTGGAGCAGCACCCGGCCAACGAGGAGGAGCTCGAGGACATCCGCATGGAG